AACTCAAGCATGGACGGTATGGTAGAAGCATCTATCAGTTTCCAAGGTTCTGGTGCTTGCACATTCACAGCCTAAGGAGATAAATCATGGCCGTATTAACAGGTAACAACGGTGCAATTTCCATCAACGGAATCGCCGTATTAGCAGTGCGTAATTTTTCAATTGAAATGACACGCGACACTATTGAAACAAGCGTAATGGGCACAGATGTTCGCACTTATGTTGCAGGCATGAGCACATTCAGTGGTAGTGCAGATGTGTATTTTGACCCAGACACTGCCACCACAGGCTTTGATGCCGCAGAGTCAACATTTAACCCAACAGCAGGCTTAGTTGGTGCAAGTGGTGTTACTGGTAAGTTCTATGTTGCATTAGATGCCACTGGCACTAACGCTGACTCAGCATTTACAGGCACAATCATTGTCACTGGTTACACAGTAAACAGTTCAATGGATGGTATGGTAGAAGCAAGCATTTCCTTCCAAGGCAGTGGTGCAACTACATATTCAACTGGCAACACAGTTTATCCATAATGTTTAAAGTAGAGTTGGTTGATGCTGGCAGTCTTCAAAGAAGATTGTCAGCACGAATAAGGAGCGAAGTCCAAAGTCTAGGACAGTCATTGTTCACGGAGATTAAACAGCGAACTCCCGTGGACACTGGCCGAGCAAAAGCGGGTTGGCGAAATCAAAATACTCAACAGGGTTTTGAAATTACCAACCAAGTTCCTTATATCGGTGTTCTGGATAAGGGACGACATATGACCCGTCGTGGTATGCGAGGCAGTAGACAAGCACCCAAGGGTATGGTAGGACCAAGTTTAGATTCAATCAAAAGGAAAAATTAAATGTCAAAAGTATTAGATAAAGCAACAGCACACTTCCGTAACAAAATTGGTGGAGAAATGCGTAAGATAGAAGTTCCTGAGTGGGAATGCACTATCTGGGTCAAGAGCAGTAGCACTCTTCGTGAGGAAAGCAAGATTCTTGAACTTAGCCAACAAGGTAAGAGTGTTGAAGCCCTGGTGGAAAGTATTATTGTCAAAGCCCGCAATGAAGATGGCACAAGAATGTTTGGCATGCCAGACAAAATGATTTTCATGAACGAAGTAGATCCCAATGTGATTATTCGTGTGGCTGCTGACATTAACAATGTTCCACTAACCCTGGATGACGCAGAAAAAAACTAAAAGCAGATCCTGATCTGTTGTTCATGTATAGACTGGGCAAGGATTTGGGTCTGCGAATAACTGAAGTAATGGAAATGTCCGAAGCAGAGTTTCTTGGTTGGGTGGCATTTTACAAATATGAAAATGAAGAGACCAAGAAGATGATGAACAAAAGGAGCAGATAAGTGGCTGTCGAAACAACAACAATTAAAGTCGTAGCAGATACCAGACAAGCAGAGCGTGCTCTTGGTGGTCTTAACACAGCCCTTGGCGCACTGGCTACTGGTGCTGCCATTGCTCAGTTTGCACAATTCAGTGATCAAGTCACAAGACTGACCAACAAACTCAGTCTTGTTACACAAGAAGGTCAAAACGCCAGTCAGATGTTTGCTGTGGCGGCCAAGAGCGCCTTGATGTTGGGTGTGCCACTTAAAGATGTGGGTGACTTGTTCTTCCGTGTGGCCAACAACACTAGAGATTTAGGTCTTGCACAAACAGATCAAATCAAAATTACAGAAACACTGATCAAAGGCTTTCAATTAACTGGAGCAAGTGCTGGCGAAGTTGCTGGTGGTGTTGTTCAGTTAGGTCAGGCCTTTGCACAAGGTGTATTGCGTGGTGATGAATTAAATTCTGTAATGGAAAGTCTACCATTGGTAGCACAAGCATTGGCAGACAAGTTTGGTGTGCAGACAGGTGCGCTTAAAGCCCTAGGTGAAGCAGGTCGTATTACCAGCAAGGATCTAAAAGATGCTATTCTTGCCAGTGGTGATGCCATTGACACTGCCTTTGGCAACAAACTGCCAACAATCACCGAACAGTTCAATAGATTCCAAACCAGTATTGCCTTGGCATTCCAACAAAGCAGTGGTGGTGTGGCCATCAGTGAAGCACTGGGTCTAGCATTATTAAAAATAACTCTTGCATTGGTCAAGGTCATCAAATTCTTTGAAGAATGGGGCGGCGTAATACAGCAAGTAATAGCAGTTCTAGGAGCATTGGCAGCATTTAGCATAGTGGGTCGTGTGTTCACGGCCATAGGTGCTGGTGTATCAGCCCTTACTGGTGCATTTGGAGTGCTAAGAGCCAGCGGTGGTGGTGTCATACAGACAGTGACCATGATTGGCAAAAACTTCACACAGTATCTCAGTGGTGTTATTCCTTCCGTAACTGTGTTAGTAGAACGCTTGGCAGTGAGATTCAGATTCCTCAGTGATGGCGTAGGTCTAGTATTGAAAAATCTTGCGGCTTTGTTTGCAGCCACAGGAGCATATCTTGGTCTCAAGGATTTATTTCCTAAAGACAAAAAAGATGCTGTCAAAGATCAAGCAGATGTCTTGGCTGAACTTAACAAGGCCTTGGGCATTGACAATGTGGAAGCCAGTAAAAAGGCAAAAGAGGCCAGCAAAGGTCTCACTATGGAGCAGGTCAAAAACAGCGACATTCTTAGAAAAGCCAACATTGACAGAGGCATAGCATTTAAAGAAATTGTTCGTAATCAACAAGCCAGTCTAGCACTGAGCAGATTAGAAAACAATGAAGCACAAATTCAAAGTGCTATCAATGACATGAATCGTCAGTTGATCAAAGAGATCAAAAACGACAAAGGTCAAATCATTGGCACAACCAAAGGTCTAAGTGCTGAAGAAGAAAAGATGTTACGCACTTTGATCTCACAAGGTATCCAAAATGGTATCTTGCGTGACCTAAGGATAGATGCTAACAGACTGTCACAAGAAGCCAACAGATTAAACATTGTGGATCTAGATTTACGCGAGCAACAGGCCGCAGTAGATGCTCGTAGATTACAATTCGGTCAGTTGTTTACCAGTGAAATGGAAGCACAGACTCGTGCAATGATTCAACAGCAACAGGCCACTAGAGATATGTTGAGTCTTGAACAGGCTCGTCGTGCATTAAGTGGCACACAGACATTTGGTGAAAATGTTCAGCGTGGTGTTGGGGTTCAACAGCGTATGAATCCACAGGGCGCACTAGACACACAATACAAGATGGACATGGACGCACTAAAAGTTCATCTTGACAACAAACTAATTGCTGAAGAAGAATATCAGCGTCAACTAGAGCGTTTAAAGAAAGAATACACTAATAGATCCAACGAAATCTATATTCAGCAAATTCAAGTTGAGCGTGATCAAAGACAAACACAAATTCAAGCAGAACAACAGCGTCTAGGCAAGACACAGCAACAGGCCAAAGACTATGCTGAATTCAGCATGAAGACTGAACAGCAAAAGACTCAGTTTGCACTAGAAAGTGCTGGACAGATGTTCAGTGCATTAGGCGCACAAAATAAGAAAGCATTTGAAGCAGCCAAGGCATTTAACATTGCCAACGCTGTGATGAACACCTACATGGCGGCTACAAAAGCATTGGCCAGTTATCCACCACCATTTAACTTCCTTGCCATGGGAGCCGCAGTGGCCATAGGTCTTGCACAAGTAGCACAGATTCGCAGTCAACAATATTCAGGTCGTGCTCTTGGTGGTCCAGTTATGGGTGGTCAGACATACATGGTTGGTGAAAGCGGACCAGAACTGTTTACACCCAACACCACTGGCAGCATTACACGCAACAGTGATCTAGGTGGCGGTGGCCCAGTGAATGTTACATTCAATATCATGGCCAATGACACAGCAGGCTTTGATGACTTACTATTAAGTCGCAGAGGATTGATCCGCAGTGTAATCAGCGATGCCATGTTAGAATCAGGAAGAAGAGGATAATACAATGAGTGGAACATACCCAAGTAGCCCAGAATTTACCAGTGTTGATTTTAAGATTAACACACCAGTGCAGACTACAGAAACTGTTAATGGTCGCAAACGCCGTGCAGGCTTTGGTGTAAGTTATTATACCTTTGCAGGCAAGTATGCCAGTCTCACACCCACGCAAGCAGCCTCTGTGACAAGTTTCGTGGCCAAGCAATATGGTCAAGTAGAAAGTTTTCAAATTGTGTTGCCTAAGATCAGTTACAACAAGGCTGCTGATTTTGCACAAGCAGTAGGCAATGCCAAAGTTAAAACTGCTGCCAGCAAAGGCGCATTCAGTGTGGCACTCAAAGGTCTAGGAGCCAACAAGGCTGTATTCAAAGCCGGTGACTTCTTTAAGTTTGCTAACCATACTAAAGTCTATATGGTCACTGATGATGTTACCAGCAACGGCAGTGGAGAAGCAACATTGTTCTTCAGTGCTAAACTTGTGGCCAATGTGGTAGTAGATGAAGTCTTAACTATAAATGCTGTGCCATTCACAGTAATCTTAGATCAAGATGTAGATGAGTTTACAGTGGCCAACGGTGGCATGACCAATATTGAAGTAGCATTTAGGGAAGTTTGGTAATGAAGAATTATTCAGTAACACATCCTAATGCAAGAAATGCCTTTTACAGTGACAGTTTCTTTTCAGTGGATCTAGTTGAACTGCACATTGCTGGCACAGGATTTTATGCTTGCAATGGTGGCTATGACATTGAATTTGATAGTCCCACAGCACCTACAGCAGGCGTCAACACTTATGTCAGTCAAGGTCAATTCATAGGCTTTAACACCACTGAAGAAAACATTGATGTTAAGGTCGGCAAATTTACCATTGTGTTCAGTGCGTTAGATACGGGTGCCACAACATTGTTGTTGAACAATTACATACAAGGCAGTCGTGTTGTTGTATGGAAAGCATTCCTCAGCAAGACCACAGGACAAATCTTAGACACACCACTGATGGTGTTTGATGGTCAGATCTATAACTTCAATGCAGTAGAAAGTCCAAGGACTGCCACAGTGAGCATTGACTGTTCAAGTATCTTTGCTGATTTTGAAAGAACAGCAGGACGCAAAACCAATAACGAGAGTAACTGGGCCTACCAAGGCGTTAAGTATGATACAAGTTTAGAGAAAAGTGGCATTGTGGCCAACTCTGAATACCGCTGGGGCCGTTTATGATCGTAAGAGAAATGTATGTCAATGAATTTGATTCAACTGTAATCTGTTTTAACTATTACAGAGATCGAGCCATTGAAAGTTTACCTCACATAGAAGAGGAATACGATGAGAATTCAGTAATTAAGACCATTAAGGCTCGCGCCAGTCGTGCTGAACATTGTTGGTTCAATGCCTATGATGGACAACGCATTGTAGGCTTCATTGCTGGCACACTAATTCCTCAACCTTGGAATCACCAAATACTCAGTGCTAACATTGACTTTGTGTTTTTGTTAGACACGCATAGAAACATGGACAACTTTAAACTGTTAATGAAAAAGTTTGAAGAGTGGGCCAGACATCGTGGGGCTACCAGCATAACTGGTGGCGACATAGGCATAGACATAGACAGAACAAGAACATTATTTGAACACTTGGGCTTCACACCAATGTTGTTAATGAACAAGGAATTGATCGATGGGTAAAATCTTTAGTGGTATCATTGGTGGCGTAGTAGGTTTCTTTGTTGGCGGCCCAATGGGTGCTGCCATAGGCTTTGGCCTAGGCATGACCAAAGTAGGGGATAAGTTAGTCAACAAGGTCATGGACTTTGTGTTAAAACCATTCCTTGGAGCATTTGGTGTTCCCAATGATGGTGGTGGTAATGCGGCTCGTGAAGAAGGTGTTGTCATAACCAAGCGTGGTGGCGGTTCAGAAAGTATACCTGTGGTCTATGGCTTTCGTCAAGTAGGTGGCATCATTACTTTTGCCACCACAGGTGCAGACAAAAACAAATACCTATGGGTTGCTTATGTGCTAAGTGAAGGCCCGGTAGAAGGCGTTCACAGCGTGTTCATTGATGACAATGACATTACCAGCCCAGAAGTCATAGGTGCATTGAACAGAGGTGAAGAAGTTAATCTAACCACTGGAAAATATAAAAATCGTGTAAAGATGCAGTTTTGGTATGGCAAGCAATATGGTGCCAATGCTGACAGTTCACCAGTAGGCGAATATGCTTTTATGAAAGAAGCACCTGGATGGCGTGCCACAGATGCTTACAATGGATTAGCCACATTGTTTGTTCGCTATGAATGGTTACAGGTTACCACACAAGATGAAGCCAACAACAATCCATTCTCAGGCAACATCCCCAGCATCAAAGTTAATTTACTAGGTCGCAGAGTTCTGCCCATAGACGGCACTGCACAAACTACAGATTGGTATACTGATGTTAATAATGGCCGTGAGCGTTATTCAACTAACCCAGCAGAAATATTATTAGATTACCTTCGTCATCCTTATTTTGGCAAGGGTCTACGCAATGATGAAATTGACTGGGAAAGTTTTGAAATTGCTCGTGACAAATACAACACAGATGTGACCTATGTCAATGGTGTTAAGGGTCCTATTCTAACCACCAACATGGTGTTAGACACAGCAGCCACATTGATGAGCAATGTCAAAACTATATTGCAGGGCTGTCGCAGTTATTTGCCATATGTGCAAGGCACTTACAAATTAAAAGTAGAAGATGCTGGCAATGAATTAGACATCACCAGTGGTGCGGCTGTAATTGCACAAACATTTACCAGTGATAACATTGTAGGCGATATTTCATGGGGTGGCGTGCCCCGTGACAGCGTTTATAGTGAATACGAAGTTACCTATGTAGATCCACTAAACAAATGGGCCACAAACACAGTAATCTATCCTGTTACAGAAGCAGAGCGTTTAAGTTATCAAGCCAGTGATGGTGGTCGTGTAAACAAAGGGTCAACAACTTTTCCAACAATTACCAACTATGCCATGGCCTATGATATGGCTCGCTTGTTGTTCTTTAAAAGCCGCTATCAAGAAACATTAAACATCAAAGTTACCAGCCAAGCCATGGAACTAGAGCCTGGTGACAACATACAGGTCCAAGGCAACACCTTAAACTTTGAACTAGGTGCCGAAGCAATCCCTTGGCGCATTGTCAGCATCAAAGCCAACGATGACATGACCTATGACCTAGGCTGTGTGCTAAATCCAGATCTTATCTATCCGCATACTCGTGCTGGTGAGCGTGACATCATTATTCCGCCATTTATTCCACGCTACGAAAGCATCATATATCCTTACTCAAATATTGACCTAAGTCTTTATCCACCAAGTTTTGCTTATATTGGCGGTGTGCCAATTACAAGCCCATTAGACCCCCCGGGAGCAACGGACCCAACTGGTCCAACAGGCGGAGGTAATGGTGATTCGAACGGTGACCAGAACACAAATCCAGTCACTGTTCCACCTCCTCCACCACCAGCGGTAGTAGAAGTATTCAATCACTACATTCAAGTAGACAAGGCTTCATATGCAGCCAATGGTAATTTGGTCACAGCAGACATTGAATTTTTACAGCCAGATACACCAAGTTATGCTGGCGTAGATTTTTGGTATAAGCGAAACATTTCCACAGAAACAACCTATAGAGTCAGCACCAGCACTGACATTCCAGGTATTGGTAGATTAGTGCGTCATACTATTCCTAACTTAATTAAAGGATCAACACCTTATCAAGTCATTGCCCGTGTAAAATATACCAACGGCAATAGTTCAACTGTGATTACAAAATTTGCATTAAATGTCAATGGCGCTGTTAGCACAGAAAATCCCACTGACTTCGAAGAAATTGTGCAGGGTGGATGGACTCCTCCTAACACCACACCAGACCCTACACAAAAAGACACATTGTTTGATTTTATACAGGCAAGACCAACCTACGCCAGTGCAGGTGTGCCTACCAGTGACCGCGGCCTAAATATCATTGTTGGTCAAGACATCAATGCCAGTGCATTTACAGATCAAATCAAAGGTGTTAAAATTTATTACAAACAAACCAGTGCTAGTGGATTTAAATCACACACTGAATACTTTGACAGCAGTTACTTTCCTGGCGAAGCATACACATTTACACCCACATTGGACCTAGGACTAAGAACATATCCTAATCCAGATGACAGCAGTGACAACTATGACTTTGTGTTTAGATTTGTCTATGCTGATGGCAGTGAAGGCACTCGTCAAATTCGTTTTGTAAATGCTGACATTGAAAACACCACCAACGCAGTAGTGTTTGGATTTGGTGTTGCTAGTTCGAGTCCAGTGCAGGCATTAAACGAACTCAGCACAGCCTACACACCAACACCTGAAGATCCAGCCAGTGTTGTTGATACCCGTGAAATTGAAATTAATGTCAAGACCACTGGCAATGCACTCAGTGGAAACTTTATTGTTTGGGAGATTAATCCTCCTGATGTCAGCAATCGCAACAATTGGTATGGTGTGCGTGTAAGAACAAGAACAATACCATTAGGTGGTGGCGATGCTGGTGCATTTGAAACTGTGGATTATTTCCCAGTAAGTCAGCCTACAGCAGGCATTTGGCAAATTCGTCATCCTATAAGTTATGATGTTCAATACCAATTTGTTTTAACTCCTGTGGTGCGTTACAGTGGTGCAAAAACAGAAGCATATCGCAGTGTCATACAACAAGGCGCAATACACAATCGTCAAAGTGCTTTAGATTATCCTAGCACAGGTGATTGGACCAGCAGAATGAAGATGCAGACCATCAACACCAGTGAAGTCAGCACAATTCAAACAACTCCATTCCCAACAAGTGATCCTACAGCAGTGATTAAATTATGGCGCAAGGTTTTCAAAACAGGAACTACCAACAATACACCAAACAATGTGTATTTTGAATTAGAATACAATGTGTCTCATGTTGTGGGTCTAAGTGGTGTTAGAATATATCGCAGAGCCAACACTGGCAGCAACTATGGCACAATCACCAATAACACAGCATTGTATTATGGTTATGGTCGTTGGGAATATGTTGATATCACACCTGGCACTAATGCAACAACCTTGGCCAATGGCAATGTTTTAGTAAATCTTCGTGGACCTATAAGCCATGAAGAATTTAACCCAGCCTATGAAGTTCCCACAGCCAGCGCCACAGCAAGAGCCAATTTATTATGGAACTTAGGTCAGTGGGCCGCAGTTACTAACAAGAAAATTCTAAGAACACTAACCGGTAGCCTTGGCAATTCAACAACACCAGCAACTGGTTGGGATTATGTTGTGGTTGTTTCTACCACTGGTGGAACAAGTGCTCAATGTGTTCGTTTACCAGTGATTGTTGGCACAGCCGCAACATCAACAACAGAATTGCCACAGACAGTGCCATTAGTAACCTATGATGGATTCAATGCTGGATATCAGCGTAACATCACACCTGATACTAACAATGGCAGTCGTGCCAGTGTGGTCAATGCTAATTTGTTAACTGCAAATTCTGCTACTGCTACATACACAGCACCAACAGCAAATAGAGGAAGTGCAATTATATGATAACTGCAAACGGCATTTTTGATTTTGAGAATCAACGAGTAACTGCTCCAGACACTGGCACTTGGAGCAGTCTAACAACTTGGAGTGCTTGGACTACTTGGACCACTGACACTGATGACTATATGTATTGGTTGTTGGATCCAGTGGATCTCTACGAAGTCAAACAATTTTGTTTAAGCATTACCACACAGGCCAATGGCATTGTTGATTACTATGTCTACACCTCAGCCACTGGTGCATTCAATGGTGAAGAACTAGAAACAGTAATCTTAGAAGGTGATGAGAGCATTGCCGCATTCAACACTAGATTTTATCAAATTGGTGTTAGAGTAGAGCGTTTGGTTGATCCACAAGAAATTGATGGCATTGAAGTTCGAGTCATTGAAGGCAAAAACAAGTTTGCCATAAACAATATTGACACCGCAGACATCAATGACGGATCAACGCAAGGTTATGTTGTGCCATTCAATCGCAATGTAGGCACAATTACCAATGTGCAGATTACACCACAAGAAGTTACACCATTCCAACTAGATGTCTATGTCACTGACGAACCAACATCCACAATGGTTGTGCCTCATGTTACCAGCAAGACCAGTAATTCAGTGAGTTTTGCCTTGTATGGCCTAG